GCCCAGTTCTCCGAGCTCGGGTTCAAGTGGAACGCCGACGGCCTGTTCGAGTGGACCGCGAAGGCCCAGACCTGGCCGTACACGACGACCACCAGCCCGACGCCGTCGTTCACCGGCGTGGCCCCGGTCGCGAACTGGAACATCACCAACCAGATCGCCGGAGTCGCGACGTTCGTGCAGGACGGCGAGCTGACGATCAAGCGGAACATGACCGCGATCCGCGGCTCGGCCGGCACCCAGAACCCGTACCGGATCTGGACCGGCGACGTGTCCGTCGAGGGCAAGTTGTCGCTGGTCATGGAGAACACCACCCAGCGCACCGCGTTCCAGGCCGGGACGGTGCAGTCCTTCGACTGCATCTACACCCAGGGCGCCGCGGCCACCACCAACGGCCTGACGCTGCACTGCTCGCAGGTCGCCTACACCGAGGGCACCCCGTCCTACGGCAAGGAGTACATCGAGCTCCCGGTGTCCTTCAAGGCGATCAGCAACACGAGCGACGTCGGCGCCTCGGCCGGCTACAGCCCCATCAAGGCGACGTTGCAGAACGCCATCGCCGCGAGCATCTACAAGTAAGAAGGGCTCACCCTCATGAGCATCACCCGCCACCAGCTGGCCGACGGAGCGTGGGCCGAACTGCGCGCGATGGACGACACACCCGAGCGGCTGCGCCGCCCCGTGCGCACGATCCAGATGAAGCTCGCGCAGAACCCGGCGTTCGCCGAGGTCATCCAGGACGCACAGAAGAGCGGCGTCCAGGGCATGCAGGACATCGACGAGACCCGCGCCGTGCAGATGGCCACGGCCATGGGCGACGACGCCCTGCAGCTGATGGACGATCTCAGCGACCGTCTCATCATCAGCAGGGTGGTTGGCTGGTCCTACGGCAGCGAGGTCACCCTCGACGCGCTGCAGGACCTGCCCGGCCGCGTCTACGACGAGCTCAAGGCACTGTGTGCCGAGGGCGCCCTGACGAGCGGCCCGGACTTCTCGCCGTCGACCGAGGCGGACAGCCCTACCGAGCCCTCTACCGCCTCCGCGTAGCGCTAGAGGGGAAACACGACTACCCGGCCCATCAGTTGCCCCTGGACGCGTACCGGGACTGGCAGCTGTGCCGGGTGGTCGGACCGCCGGATACCTGGCTCGACCTGCCCGCCGAGCGCCTGGACTGGATCCTCGCGGTCGATGGCGCAGTCGAGCAGGCCAAGGCCAACGCACAGGAGGAGGCGAACCGCAGTGCCTGAAGGCATCACGGTCGTGGTCCGCGGCACCCGCGAGGTCGAGGCCGCGCTCACACGGATGGACCGCGAGATCGATCTCGGAACGCTCCGAGCCCTGAAAGCCACCCAGGCGCTCGCCAAGAAGAGCATCCGCTCGGGGATGCGGGGACGGCCCCGGTGGGACCACCGCGGCAAGTCCGCCCGCACCGGAGCCACCGTCAAGCTCAACCTGTCCCCGCACGTTGTCTCCAAGGGCGGCGGCCCCGGACGGCTGACCGGCAAGCTCGCCCGCGGCGTCGGCGGCGTGCGACGGCCCAAGCCCGTGCCGGGCGGAGGGTTCGCCGGCGGCGTCGGGGTCGGCGGCGGCGTCCGCAACCTCTACAAGAAGCGCCAAGAGGCGCAGTACCCCTACGTGCGGCCCGGCCTGCGCAAGGCCGAGCCGAAGATGGCCGCCGTCTGGCAGATCGCCTGGGGGCGCGCCACCCGCATCTGACAACTCCACACCAGAGCAGCCCGAGGGAGGTGACCTCCCTTGGGAGCACTGCCTCCGGTCTTCATCGAATTCCTCGGCCACTCCAAGGGCGTCAAGACGGCCATCGCGGGCGTCAAGGGCGAGATGGCGGCGGCCGACTCGGCGGGCGCGGGCGCGTTCAAGCGCACCGGCCTGTACGCCAAGGCGGCCGTCGTCGGCATCGGTATCGCGGCGGCCGGCGTCGCCGTCCACACGGTCAAGATGGCCGGTGACTTCCAGGTCCAGATGACCCGCGTGCGCACCGGCGCGGGCGAGGCCGCGCAGAACATGAACATGGTCGGTCAGGGCGTCCTCGCCATGGCCGGGCAGGTCGGCCAGGGGACCGGAGAGCTCACCAAGGGCCTGTACATGGTGGAGTCCGCCGGGTATCACGGCGCGGACGCCCTCAAGGTCCTCAAGGCCTCCGCCCAGGGCGCCAAGGTCGGCGCCGCCGACCTCAACACGACGACCGACGCCGCCACCACGGCGATGAACGCGTACAAGAGCGGCGCGGACAGTGTCGTCCCGACGATGAACGCGCTGATCGCGACCGAGGCCGAGGGCAAGACCAACCTCGAAGCCCTCGCCGGGTCGATGTCGACGATCCTGCCCGTCGCCGCGGCCGCGAAGGTCGGACTGCACGAGGTCCTCGGCGCGATGGCGACGATGACCGCGCAGGGCACCCCGGCCGCCGTCGCCGCGACCTACCTGCGCCAGACGATCGGCCAACTGTCCAACCCGTCCAACAAGGCCGCCACCGAGATGAAGAACCTCGGGCTGAACGCGGTGCAGGTCGGCCAGAACCTCGGCAAGAAGGGCCTCGCCAGCACGCTGACGATGCTGACCGACGCCATCGAGAAGCACATGGGCCCGGCGGGCACCGTGATGATCCGGCACCTGCAGGGTGCGGCGAAGAACACCACCGAGTTCCAGCGGGCGCTCGCCAACCTGCCCCCGACGCAGCAGACCTACGTCGGCGCCCTCGCCACCATGGTCGGCGGCACCAAGTCGATGCAGGCCGCACTCCAGCTGACCGGCCCGCACATGAAGGACTTCATCCGCAACACGGCGGGCATCGAGGAGCACGTCAAGGCCGGCGGTCACTCCATCGAAGGCTGGGCTGACGTCCAGAAGAACTTCAACCAGAAGATGGCCGAGGCCAAGGCCTCCGCCGAGGCGCTCGGCATCCAGATCGGCCAGTTCCTGATGCCGACCTTCCAGAAGATCATGGGCGTCGTCGCCGAGGGCGCGTCCTGGATGGCCAAGCACCGCAACGTCGCCAAGGCCCTCGCCATCACCATCGGTGTCGTCCTGGTCCTGGCCATCGCCGCACTCACCGCCGCCCTGTACGAGATGGCGGCCGCCGCCGCGGTCAACCCGGTCACCTGGATCGTCCTCGGCGTCATGGCGCTGATCGCCGCGATCGTCCTGCTCGCGATGCACTGGAAGGCCGTCTGGGGCTTCATCAAGCAGGTCGGGCACGACGTCGCCAAGGCAGTCGTCGGCGCCTGGGACTCCGTGCGCGACGGCACCGTCTCCGCCTGGAACGCGACCGTGAACTGGGTGAAGAGCAGCTGGCACGCGGTGGGCAGCTTCTTCTCCTCGGCCTGGCACACCGTCACGGACCCCATCGTGCACGCCTGGCAGTGGCTGCAGCGCACCACGATGAGCGTGTGGCACGCCATCCTCGGGTTCTTCAAGAAGTGGTGGCCGCTGCTCCTGGTGGTCTTCGCGCTGCCCATCGCCATCTTGCTCGCGATCTGGAACCACTGGCACAAGCAGATCATCGGCGCGACCAAGACCGCGTGGAACGCCGTCATGGGGTTCCTCAAGGGCGCCTGGAACATGATCAAGTCGGCAGCGATCGTCGTATGGAACCTGATTGCCACTGCGGTCATGACCCCGACGATGGCCGTGTGGCACTGGCTGCAGTCCATCTGGGCCACGGTCTCCGGCTGGCTGAGCTCCGCCTGGAGCGCCATTGCCGGGACCGCGGCGTCCTGGTGGGGGTCGATCTCGGCCGCGATGACCGGACCGGTGAAGTCGGCCTGGCACACCATCACCTCGACCATGAGCATGGTCAAGAACGCCATCGCCTCCAAGCTCACCCAGGCCTGGAACGCGGCCAAGTCCTGGGGATCCAAGTTCCTGAGCGTCGGCAAGAACATCGTCATGGGCATCATCCACGGCGTCGAGCACGCCGGGAGCGCCCTGTTCAGCGCGCTCAAGAACCTCGCCAAGGGCGCCCTGGACTCCGCGAAATCGTTCCTGGGCATCAAGTCGCCCTCGCGCAAGTTCGCCGAGATCGGCGCGTACATCGGCGCCGGCCTCGTGCAGGGCCTGACCGGCTCCACCGCCCGCGTGAAGTCGGCCGCGAACCGTATCGCCGCCATGCTGTACCGGCAGTTCGGGAGCGCCGGGCACAAGCACCTGCAGGCCCTCGTCCGCAGGGACGGCCAGCACCTGGTCAGGCTGGCCGAGCAGCGCGACCAGATCACGGTCAGGCTGAAAGCGGCGAACAAGAAGCTCGCCGACCTGCAGAAAGACTGGAAGAAAACCCGCGACGACGTCGCCTCGTCCGTGCTGCAGAACGTCTCCGTCGTCACGGCGCTGCCGGAGGGCTCGGTGGCGCTCACCAGCCAGGACGTGGTCGCGAACATGCGGGCGCAGGTCGCCAAGGCCAAGAAGTTCGCGGCCGACCTGATCGCGCTGCGCAAGAAGGGCCTGCGGGCCGACCTGGTGCAGCAGATCGCCGAGTCGGGCGTCGACCAGGGCGGCGACACGGCCGCCGCGCTCGCGTCCGGCACCAAGGCCCAGGTCGCCGAGATCAACAGTCTGCAGGGGCAGGCCAAGACCGCCGCGGGCAAGGTCGGCTCGGCGACGGCGGACGCCATGTACAAGGCCGGCATCCAGTCGGCCCAGGGCCTGGTGCGGGGGCTCAAGTCGCAGCAGAAGGCCATCGCGAAGCAGATGGAGCACATCGCCAAGTCGATGGCGGCCGCCATCCGCAAGGCCTTGAAAATCCACTCCCCGTCGCAGGTGTTCCACGAGATCGGCGACTACATCACCCGGGGCCTGGCAAACGGCATCCAGGCCGGGACCCGGACCGCCGAGGCCGCTGCCGTCGCGATGGCCGGGGCGGTCTCGGCCGCCGGGATGCCCGCCATCCCACGCGCCGCCAGGCCAGGCCTGGGCCACTTCGCCGCAGCGGCTGCCGGCGGCGCCTACGTGGACGTGCCCATCGTCATCAAGCTCGACGGCGATGTCCTGTTCCGCACCACGCAGCGCCGCGCCCTGCAGCACGAGCGCCGCAACACCTCCAACGGCCTCTCGGCCAAAACCCGCTGACCGCCGACCAAGGGGGCCCTCGTTGACTGTTCCCACCGGATTCCCTCTCGACGACGGCCCCCTGATCGGCACCTGGCCGCGCCTGCTGTTCCAGATCGCGTGGAACGCGGGCGGCAACAGCACGGCGCCGAACCACTGGTACACCGTGTCCAAGCGGCTCCGTGGCCCCTGGAAGGCAACGCTGGCCGGGCGGCAGTACGAGCTGGACACCGTCACCAGCGGGGGCGCCTCGTTCGTCCTGGACAACCTCGACGGCGCGTTCGACCCCGACAACGCGAGCAGCTTCTTCTACCCCTACGTGCTGCCCTACCGGCGGGCCCGGATCGCCGCGCAGACCGGCCCGTCACGCAACCTGCTGTACTTCTGGGTCGGCGACGGATCGCAGCTGACGTCGATGGCCGCGTCGACCGGCACGCCCGGCCTGGCGACCGGCCTGCCCGCGTCGGTGTCCGGGCTGACCACGGCCCAGACCTGGGCCCTGCCCAACGGCACAGCCAGCAACGCCGCGTTCGGGCTGATCGGGGCGACGCAGGACTGGACGGCCCTCGACTGCGAGGGCACCACGGTCACCCCCGGGGCCGCGTACTCGGCCGGAGTCGACCTCCAGCTCGCCGCAGGCGGCATGACGTCCCTGTCCATGCGTCTGCGCCTGCAGTTCTTCTCCCTGACGGGCACGTCGATCAGCACGTCCGTGTCGTCGACCGTGGGCATCACCACGTCCTCGGTCCGGCTCACGGCCTCCGGGACCGCGCCCTCGAACGCCGCGTTCGCCGTGCTCAGCGTCGTCACCCAGGCCGCGACCACCTCGGCCACCACCGTGCGGGCCACCGCCTGGCAGCTGGAGCAGGCGGCCGCGCCGACCGGCTGGGTGTCGGCCGGCGGCTGGTTCCAGATCTGGCAGGGGTTCGTCGAGCGGTGGCCGCAGTCCTACGACAAGAACGGCAAATACGGGCTGGCTGATGTCGTCTGCGTCGACTCCCTCGCCCCTCTGTCCCAGCTCACCTACTCCGACGTCATGCCGGGCTGGCTGTCCCAGACCCAGTCGGCCAGCCTGCAGTGCGCCTACGATCTCGCCGCCCTCGGCACCAGCCCGGACGTCCCGGGCGGCCGCGCGTTCCTGCCCTACGCCGGCAGCCAGGTGGGCAGCGGGGGCCTGGACGTCGTCGGCGCGAACATCGTCACCGGTACGTCCATCACCTCGACGACCGACCTGGGCACCCTGTGGGGGGTCCCGGGCCCGGTGACGACCCTGGCCAACAACCAGGCCGCGAGCCTCGGCAACGCGGCCGGCGCGACCTACCTGCAGCCCTGGGACGGCGTCGACCACCTCATGCTCCCCAACGGCGGATGGACGCGCCTCATCTGCTTCCGCACCACCAACGTGCCCGGCACCGGGGGCCGGTTCTCCGTCGCCACCGTGTGGAGCGCAACCGGCGGCGGCTACATCACCGGCAGCGGCAACCAGTCCTGCGCGAACGTCGAACTCGTGGGCAACGGCATCACGTTCAAGCTGCAGAACGCGGCCAACACCGCGGGCACCTGGACCATCATCACGGAGGTCCCCGTCACGGACGGGGACTGGCACTGCGCCGTCATGTCCCTGTCCTCCGACGGCAAGACGTGCAACTTCACCATCGACGGCCACCCGGCGACGATCACCTCCGGCACCAGCATGGCCTCGTCGACCTACACGATGGACGTGATCGGCGGCACGGTCACCAGCAACGGCGAGAACACCGCCAGCTTCAACGGGGACATCGCCTACTTCGCGCAGTGGAACGCCGACATCGGCCTCAGTGCAGCCAGCGACCTGTCCCGCGGTTTCGCACGCGGCTGGTCGGGCGACAGCATCACCGACCGCATCACCCGCCTGCTCAACCTGGCCCACTTCCATCCCGGCTCCGGCGTCTCCTTCGCGTCGACCGGCACGCAGGGCACCACCGGCGCGATCTCCCTGAACGGCCGCTCCGCCCTGGACGCCATCCAAAGCGCGGCGGACACCGAGAACGGGCAGTTCGCCGTCAACGGCTTCGGGACGCCGCGACTGTTCGGGCACCTGTGGCGGTGGATCCAGAACACACCCGTCGCCGTCTTCGGCGAGAACGCGGCGGGCGGCGAGATCCCGGTCCGGGACGACATCAAATTCGAGCAGGACCCGGCCCACCTCTACAACGACGTCCAGATCACCGTCGAGGGAGCTGCCGACGCCACCGACCAGACCCGGCTACAGGAGTCGTCCGACAGCACCTCGCAGACCGCCTACTTCCCGCAGACCCTGACCCGCACCATCAACCCGGTGGCCGCGCAGACCGGCAAGGACATGGCCGACTACCTGCTCAGCCTCTACAAGGACCCGCACACCCGCCTGCAGGGACTCACCGTCGACCTCGCCCACAGCGTGGCCCTGCAGCGCGCCACGCTGGGCCTGCGCTTCGCCGACCTGGTACGCGTCGTGAAACGGCCCGCCCTCGCCCCGGCCAAAACGATGGACGGCTTCATCGAGCAGATCGAATGGTCGGGCGACGACACCGGCGCCGTCCTGCAACTGCGCCTGCAGATCTCCCCCGCCTCCCAGTACCGGTACTGGATCATCTCCGCCGCCTGGGCCGCGCTGACGACGTCGCCGTCCGCCGGCGTCAGCACCATCACCGTCGGACCGATCTCCGGCAACAACGCGATTGCCGCGCAGGCGGTCATCCCCGCCGGATTCACCATGACCCTCGGCTACGGCACCGCCAACACGGAGACCGTCACCGTGCAGTCCGTGCAGACCGTCAGCCCCGGCTACAGCACCGTGCAGCTCACCCTCACCGCGCCCACCACCAAGAGCCACACCGCGGGCGACGTGATCTGTTCGCCGCTGCCCGGCGTGACCCTGCCGCCCGGCGGCACCTATCCCACCTGCTTCGACACCCCGGCGATGTTCGGCGGGACCAGCCCCTTGTTCGGATTCTGACCGGAGGCCCCGTGACCACTCGACCCACCCTCACCCAGGCCACACCGGGATTCCCGGCCTCCGACGCCTGGTGGAAAGCGCAGGTCTACGACCCGCTCACCTACCTGTACGGGCAACTGCCCATCGAGGTCTACAAGCAGAACGACTTTCTGATGACCTCGGTGACCACGGTCGCCTCCGACCCCGAGCTGCAGTGCACGCTCGCCGCGAACTCGGTGTACCGCGTCGAGTTCTTCCTCCACTACGCCGCCATCGACGCCGCGCGGATCAAAACCCAGTGGCTGGTGCCTTCCGGCGCGACCGGGTTCCGGTCGGCCCTGGGCCCCGACCAGGGCGTCATCCTCTCCAGCACCTCCTCCGGCGGCACCGGCCGCTGGGGTGTCCACGGCTTCACCACCGCCTGCACCTACGGCACCCGCGACTCGAACGCAAACCAGTGCGTGGCCATCGAGGAAGGCGTGGTGACCACCACGA